AGTGCAGGAACTACTGGTATTCTTACAGTAGCTACAGTTGCAATTGTATGCGATTTATTAAAATTACCCAGTGAGGCTGTATTAGTGTTGTTAATTGCAGTTGATCCATTAATGGATATGATACGAACTGCTAGTCATGTACATGGCAATGTAGCAGTTACTGCATTTGTATGTGATTTAGAGGCTGAGCATGGACAAGGTCAAAGACTTCCTGCTTAGTTTATTAACCTGGATTGGTGAAAGCCCATTCAGGTTATTCACAGTAGTGTTACTGTGTGTTTTAGGACTTGCTGGATGGATTGTATATTCAGAAAAGGATGCCTTTATGGCATCCTATCGTGCCCAGCAAGCATTACCCAGGATGAATGGGAAATATGAAGAGACAACCAATTTCATTATGAAACACACTACTGCTGAATTAGTAGCTATGTATGAAGTTAACACCTTGTTAAACACTAGAAAACTAGTATATTTGGTTACTAGAGGCGGAAATCATAATAAAGATTATAATGGATATGATGTTGGATTGTTTACCAAGAATTATGATAACAATACTGATGTAATTGGATTAATGTCAGGTAAGATACCATGTAGTACTTATTTAAAACCACAAAGTTATATTGGATTTGTATATAGGGAAGCTGGTGTTGTATACATGTGTCGTATTAGTGTTCCGGCAGAACCCGGGGTGTTTATTGGTCAAATATCAGTAGGGTGGAAAGAACCATTAGATGAAGTAGAAGTTGCTCAAACAGTATTGACAATTGCATCTAGTATGTTATACTCTAAAAAATGAACATTTCTATATTTTACCATACATTATTTTTCAAAGATACACCACAAAACTTATTACCAGCATCACTGGAAATCACAATTGACCAAATGGGACTCTTGAAGAAATCAGGGCTACTTGATATTGCATCAGAAGTTATTATTGGGGTAAATGGTGGGATTGAATCTACTGAACTAGCAAATAGTATTCTACCACCTACATTCAAAATAATTTTTCATGGTCTAGAAAACAAAAACGAAAATCTAACCATATCTGAAATTGAAAAATGGATTCCTGGACATGAAGACCACTTAGTATTGTATTTTCATTGTAAAGGTGGATCATATGCACCAAATCATGGCATCACCACTGCGTGGCGAAATTGTATGATGAAACACCTAATAACAAATTGGAAACAGTGTGTTGATGATTTGAATTCTGGATATGATGCAGTAGGATGCCATTGGTTAACTGAACATGATTATCCAACTCTAGTACATATTCCCATTTTCGGTGGAAATTTCTGGTGGGCAAAAGCATCATTTCTTGCTACTCTTCCCTCAATCAGAGAAGCTAGTGCTGTAATTTTACACGGTATTCAATCACATAGCAGTAGATATGAAGCTGAAGTTTGGTTAGGAAACGGAAAACAAATTCCTAAAATAAAAGACTACCATAATACTTGGCCTGACATATACAGGTGTACAGATTCATGGAGAAATTAGTCGGATGGTACTAACCGATTAAGTTGACTTAATCCTAAAAGTCATTTATAATATACGACATATATGAACTCAAATAGGAATTAATAAATGAAGGTAGCAGTAATCGGTGCGGGTATTGCAGGAATAACTGCAGCTTACTACTTGGCACGACAAGGTAATGATGTTACCGTATATGAACAAGAACGATATCCTGCAATGCAAACTAGTTTTGCCAATGGCGGACAAGTATCTGTTTCCAATAGTGAAGTATGGACTACTTGGAGCAATGTATTTAAAGGTGCTAAATGGGTATTCCAAAAAGATGCACCTCTTCTAATTCGCCCCAGACTAGACTGGCAAATGCTCAAATGGCTATCTAAATTCTTATTCCATACTGCCCGTGGGGATTATACAAAAAATACTAAAACAGCTATCCAAATGGGGCTAGCTTCTAGAGAACTATATAAAGAAATTATCAAAGAAGAAAATTTAGAATCATTTGATCAAAGTTATCATGGTATCCTGCATTTTTACAAAGATGGTGCATATTGGGATGCGGCAGTTAAAGCAAAAACTATATATGATGAAGCTAATTGTGAATGGTCATTAATTGATGGATTTCAAGTAAACACATATGATCCTGCATTAAAAGATATTCAAGGTGTAATTGGTGGTGCAGTTACTAAGGACGATTGGACTGGTGATATACATAAATTCTGTAAACTGCTAACCAATAAACTAATAACAAAATATAAAGTTGAATTTTGTTTTGATACTAAAATAAATCACCTTATTAAGGACCTTGATAGTTATGATCGTATAGTAGTAGCAAACGGTGTAGGAAGTGTTACTTTAGCTAAAACAATTGATGATTCTTTAGACATTTATCCAGTAAAAGGATATAGTATTACTATTAATGCAACTGATGAAAAATCAATTGCAGCATTACCTAAAGTTAGTCTATTAGATGATCAAGCAAAAATAGTAACTTCTACCTTAGGTACAAGATTTCGAGTGGCAGGGACGGCAGAATTAACTGGTGAGAATTATGATATTCGGCGTGATAGGATTGAACCATTATTAAATTGGGTTCATGAGAATTTACCTAATATTGATACTAGTAATTATTCAAGCTGGGCATGTTTGCGACCAATGACTGCAAATATGATGCCTATAGTTAGACAAAGTAAAAAGAATCCAAAAGTATTTTATCACACTGGACATGGGCATTTAGGATGGACATTAGCTCCATTTACAGCAAAACAATTATCGGAGTTAATATGATGTTTGATTGGTTCAATAATAGTAAGTATCCAGAACATGTACCATATATTAATGGTCCTACCCGCCAAATTGGAGGTGGATATTCAGTTGGCATTGACAATGAAGGAGATACCGTATTAACCATTAATATTGAAGGTGGTGGTAGTGTTAGTGTAACTATGAATGAAGCCTCAGTACAAGGAATGATTAGGTTGCTTGAAGCAACGATTGAAGAATAATATGACTATTCCTGGTCGTAATAGTTTTTATCCAACAACAGGATATGTTAACACTAATATGACTACAGATAATCAAATTAAATCTATTAAAGTCCACACTGTATTGGTTCACTCTTTCAAAATAATAGATGTTGATGATCCAGTATTATATGCTTCTTCTGATATTGCAGAATGGGAAGACAGTGAACAAGGACAATGGATCATGGCGAATGCAGTTGAAAAACCAATGTGGCATAGGCATCATGATCCAACTAGTTATGCATATATTTTTAATATTACAGCTAAACTTAATGAAAGTGATTATATTTTGTGGTTATTAAAATGGAAATAGCATTGACCTTCCAACTGTTTTATGATATTATTAACAATAGGAATAAATTATGACAAAAAATAAGATTGATGATAAACAAACAGCAGCAATTGTGGTTGATGAGCTTAAAGCTGCCTTAATAAACAATATTGAAGCTACTGATGACCCATTATTGGTAGATAGTATTAAAATTGTTCTTGCATATTGGATGTTGCCTGAAGATTATAATGAGTTTATTGATTCATTGGGTCCGGACCAACATAAAACTTATGAACCTGATGATGGACCTTTAACTGAGGACCAGATTGCACAGATATACGCTCATTCAGAGAATCAGATTGATCGTTTTACCCTAGAACAGCAAATTCATTCAGCATGGGGTACAATAGATGATCTTAAAATGCTTACTAATCATCTTACGAAACAATTTAATAAACGCAGGGATGTTGATTCAGATATTGAAGCCATAATTCGTATTGCTTCATTACGATTTGAAACTCTGTGGGCTACTTTTGAAGAACTAATTCATCAGCGTAAAATTATTTAACTTGGAGTTTACCCAATGTCTTGGATAGAAAATATTGCATTAATAGATGTTGCCAACGGATACCATCATGAAGCTGGTATTAACAGTATGTTGATTAGGATTTACGATCCATGTCCTACTTGGAAACCAGATCCTAAATACAAATTCAAAGAAGTGCATGAATTTGAATTTTTGGATTTAGAAGATGATGATCCTGTGATTGATGAGTCATTAAAGATCACTGATCAGCAAGCTGAAGAACTTGTAAGGTTGTTACAACATGCACTTGACAATCACATGAATGTAGTGATTCATTGTGTAGCTGGTATTTGCCGCAGTGGGGCTGTAGCCGAAGTTGGTGTTATGATGGGATTCAATGATGCTGGTAAGTGGCGAAGTCCAAATCGTAGGGTAAAACACAAAATGATGAATGTGCTTGAATTACCCTACAATGAGTCAGAATCTCATAATTGGCGTGAGGATTACAGGAAACTACTCCGAGAACAAACAGACAGTTGAACTCAATATAAATGAATGATAAACGGGCCTTTAAGGCCCGTTTTCTATGGTTAATCTTCTCCGTATAGCTTCAATACCTCCGCAACTACTGGATGCCTCTGAACATCTTTTCTAGCAAATTCAACACTAGCGATAGCATGACTTCTAGAAGCTGACAATTTTGCAATGAAGTCTCTCAACCCATTATCTGTTGTAAACTTTCTATCCATCTGATTTAAGTCTCCGGTTACTACCATTTTAGACCCTTCGCTGAGGCGAGTAAGAACCATTTTCATTTGGTTAATTGTTGCATTTTGTGCTTCGTCAAAAATGATCCAGCTACGCTTAAAGTTTCTGCCTCTCATATATGCTAGGGGAGATATCTCTATTGTTTGTTCTTCTAGCATACGCACGACTTCTTTGGGGTTATAGTATTCACCGACTACATCCATTATTGGCCTTGTCCACGGGGCCATTTTAGCATTTAAATCTCCTGGTAAAAATCCGTGTTGCTCGTCATCAACCCCAACCGCGGGTCTTGTAATTATAATTTTATTTACTTTTCCTTCTTTGTAAGCCCTAATTGCAGCCATCACTGCCAACATAGTTTTACCAGTTCCAGCAGGACCTGTTGCAAATACTATTAGTTTCTTAGGGTCAGTCAATAAATCAATATACTCTTCTTGTTTCAAACTTTTTGGTAACAACACCACAGATTTCTTTTGTTGAACATAGTTATTGAAGCTGATGGTGTTGTTGGTTGGATCAACGTTATGGGCCATATGGGTAGCCCGGGTTTTACGTTTTGATGTCAAGTGCGTCTCCTATCGCGGTTGCTATTTTTGACTTGTGTGAACTATTCACAAAAGTATTTAAGGTGTTTGCTACCGGGTTTTTACTAGCATATAAATTATATTTTTCAAAGATAAGTATAGTTTCTGCTTTTGGTTGTTAAAGGCAAAGCTATTGCAAAAATAATAAATAACTATAACTGAGAGAAGATATGACAACTCATATTAAAGACATTGTTAGCAATATAAAAAACATCTATATGTCCGATAGTTCATTGGAAAGCCTAATGGACTTTGAACGGGTAATAGATGAACTAGACCTTTATGTATTTGAAAACTGGAATAAGGGTGAACTAGTTGAAGGACCAATCTATGAAAAGTATTTTGTAAGATGTACTTTCATGTGGCCTTACAAATTGATGCCCGATCCTCGTGGTGGGGAAAGATTGCTTGATTATGACTGTGAAGTTAAGTATCGCAAGGATGTATTATTTTATCCAGTGAAAGTGCATTCATACGATGATTTTAAACCTGGCACTAAAGTTCCTCGTATGGCAAAAAAACCAGTATGGCTAGTTGAAATAATTATGCCTAAACAACTAATGCAAGACATTAACCGCGGTAGTCTAGAACTTGAAGCTGATACAGTTGATGTTGAAGATATTGAAAGTGCATATGAAACAGGTGTAGATGATGATGTCTACAAATCAGACGATGAACAAAACCAAGGTCTCAACCAAAATGAACAACAAATTGCCCCACCAGTACCAGCTTAATGAAGGGTTAGAAGCCGGTGATCTTAACCGGTTAGTAAAACCTGTAGTCGTAATTGATGAATTCAAAAGTAAAATGGGTTCAGATGAGGATATACTAGTTTTAAGTTTTGAAGTGCAAGGTAAGGAACCAGCACTTGATATGGTCAACTTTGTAGAAAAAGGTTATGCTTGGGTAGCAGATGCTGATGTAAGTTCAGGTGAACTTGATAACGGTGCATATATGGTATTCATTGAAGCTGAAAGAAAACCCGGGATTCTTGACAATATCTATGAATTGTTTGAAGATTTAGTACGGTTGACTTCACTTGAACTTGATGAATGGACATTGGAATATTATAAACCAGCACGCAGTGAAACTTTTAGTAAAGAGTCACTTAATGATATAGTTCCTACAACACCAGAAGAGTATAGAAAGTTGAAACACAAATCAACTGAAGAAGTTGATCAACTTAAAACAGCGGCTGGTGTTAAAGTTAACACTACAGCACCAAAAAATGAATATACTGAAAGTTTAAGAATAATGGCGGGATTAAAATAAAATGTGGATAGTTCAATGGCTCCCAGATAGTTGGGTATTATTTTTTACTTATTTGATATTAACAATAGGTTTTGTATCATATATAGGAAGTAAGGTACTAGTATGGGTACCACCAATTTATAAATTCAAATTAGTTATTGAAATATTAGGTGTATTATTGTTGAGTAGTGGAACATATTTGTATGGCGGTAGAGTAGTTGAACAAATATGGCAAGCCAGAGTTACTGAGTTAGAAGCTAAATTAAAAGTTGCTGAAACAAAAAGCAAAGAAATTAACACTATTATAGAAACCAAAGTAATTACAAAAATCAAGGTTATCAAGGAAACAGTATATGCAAATAAAGAAATTATCAAAGAGGTTGTTGGTAAACAGCTTGATGCTAAGTGTGAGTTGCCTGTTTCTACAGTCATGCTCCACGACAGTGCCAGTCAAAATGAAGTTTCCAGAGGTACCCGTAGTACTGATGGAAGCCCCTCCGATGTTAAAGCCAGTGACCTCCTCACAACCGTCGTTGAAAACTACGGAACCTGCTACGAAATCAGAGAAAAATTAATGGGTTGGCAAACTTGGTATAAGGAACAAAAAAAGATTTTTGAAGAAGCACAAAAATAAATCAGGAAAGTATCAATTATGTTAGAAAAAGAACAATTAGCTCAGATTATTCCAGGAAATCCTTACTTAGATCATTGGCATTCTGCATTGACTCAATGCTTGCCAGATTATGATATCACTAGTCCACAAAGAATGGCCGCATTTTTAGCTCAATGCGCTCACGAAAGTGGTGGGTTTCGTGCATTAAAAGAAAACCTAAACTATCGTGCAGAAACTCTAAGGAAAGTATTTCCAAAGTATTTCCCTAATGATGCAATAGCACAACAATTTGCTCACAATCAAGAGGCTATTGCTAATAAAGTATATTCCAATAGAATGGGCAATGGTGATGAAGCATCAGGAGATGGATTCCGTTATTGTGGTCGTGGGTTAGTTCAACTCACTGGTAAAAATAACTATCAATCATTTGCTGATAGTATTCAAACAGCAGTAGAAGATGTTCCTGACTTTTTGGCTACATTTGAAGGTGCGGTGCAGTCTGCTTGTTGGTTCTGGGAAACTAACAATTTAAATAGATGGGCAGATGTTGGTGATATTGAAAAGATGACAAAAATTATCAATGGTGGTGTCATTGGGCTAGCCGATCGCATTAAGCATTACAATCATGCATTACATATATTAGGAGCATAAAAATGACAACAGAAGTTAAGCCCCGATCAAGATCCGAACGAGAAGCAGATATCAAAGACAAAGCCGGTTGGCTTATTACTGTTCTTGCTGCTCTCTTGGCCGTTACTACTCTTATTGGTGGCAGCAATAGTAGTAAAGTACTTAATAACACCCTAGCTATTAATGATACATGGGGATTCTATCAAGCTAAAAGTATCAAGCAAACTGCATATGAGTTAGCATCTGCACAAGCAGCAGATAGTGGTAATGCAAAGAATGCAGAGAAATATGCTGCTAAAGCTGCTAGTTATGAAAGTGATACCGTTACTGGTGAAGGTAAAAAAGAGTTAATGCTAAAAGCTAGGGCACTAGAAGCTGAGAGAACCTCTGCAAAACAGCGTAGTCCATTTTATACATATGCAGGTAGCTTGTTTCAAATCGCTATTGTATTATTAACTGCAAGTATTTTAGCAGTCTCAATGTCATTATTTTGGGGCAGCATCGCAGTTGGTGCAGTTGGTGCTATGGTTATGGCGCAGGCCATTTGGTTAGTGTTACCAATTACACTATAATCGGGGAATATCATGGCAGAAAAGAAAAAAGAAGATTGGATGAATTCAAAGTGGCGTCCAACAATGGGTTGGATGTATATGTCAATTTGTATGTTTGATTTCATGCTTGCACCCATCTTGTGGACTATGATTCAAGCATTATTTCATGGTGGAATTACTTCACAATGGCAACCATTGACACTGCAAGGTGCTGGCTTATTCCATCTTGCAATGGGTGCAGTATTAGGTATATCAGCACATGGTAGAACCCAAGAGAAATTGAACGGTGCTGAAACAGGTGGTATAGGAAGTTTTGGTCCAGGAGCAGGTACAACTTATGTTCCTCCAGGCCAAGGCTCAGTTACAGTAAATAATAGTAATCAACCAACTAACAGTGGTGGATTTGGAGGAAGTAATGGCAATTTCGGTTCATCATCAGGTGGGGCTCCAGCATTTGGCGCTCCTCAAACAGGCGGATTCGGGTCACCTAGTGGTTTTGGTTCATCAGCACCAGCACCAGCAAGTGGTTTCGGTTCCACCTCTTCAGCAGCCCCACAAGTAATAACTGGGTTCGGTGGAAAACCAGGGCCTGCTCCAATACAGGATCCAATTTTATAAGGAAAAACATGAAAAATCTATTTTGGTCAATATGTATAATTGCTGGCATCACTGCATTATCATTAAATAATCCAGTATATGCCGAAGCAGAAGTTAAAGAAGTCTGCCATGATAAGGTAGATAAAGCTGGCGTACCAGTTAAAAATAAAGACGGTACTGTCAAACAAGATTGTAAGAAAATCAAAGTGCATAAAAAATTAGAGGGCACCGCGGTTCCAGAAAAGAAATAAAAACACTTGACAAACTCAAAAGGTATAGTATAATACTACTATACCTTTTCTCCTATCAAAGACAAAAACTATGAAAGATTACTTCAACATTTTAGGCGTGGCCGAATCTGCATCACCAGAGGAAATTAAAAAGGCTTACAAAAAATTAGCAATGCAACATCACCCAGATCGTGGTGGTGAACAATCTAAATTCCAAGAAATTCAGGAAGCTTATGCAACATTAAGTGACCCAGACAAACGAGCCCAATGGGCGCATGGAAATCAACAACATCATCATGGTGGGCATCCAGGATTCCAATTTAACTTTGGACAAGGAATGGATTTTGGTGATATTCTGCGTGGATTCCAAAACGGTGATCCATTTGGGCAATTCCGTCAACCAGCAAAAAACCGAGACTTGCGTGTGATGATGGAAGTCTCATTAGAGTCTACATTAGAAAATCAAGCACAACATATCAATGTTCAACAAGGAAATGGTACCCGAACAGTAACAGTAGATGTCCCACGAGGTGTCATGACTGGTATGCAAATGCGATGCCCAGGGCATGGTGATAATTCTAATACTACTCTACCACCTGGAGATTTGTATGTTGAATTCCGTGTTCGTCAACATCCAAACTTCCAAACTGCAGGAACAGACTTACTACAGACAGCTACTATCAATTGTATTGATGCAATCATCGGTACAAAGCATACTGTAGTAGGACTGGATGGTAAAAACTTTGAAATCGTTATTCCATCAGGCACTCAACAAGGTACCAAATTTAGAATTCAAGGACAAGGATTATGGGTAATTAATCAAGCAGTACGAGGTGATCTATATATAGAGATAGCAATAACAGTTCCACAAACTATATCCGCAACTCAGCTTCAACAACTACAACAACTGGTAAAATAATACATGGCATCACAATCTAATACTGAAATTGAAACTATTATTTTAAATTCTAGCAACTCAGCCAAGAAATTTAAGCATGAATATGTAACGTTGGAGCATCTTGCATTATCTATTGCACAGTATGCCCCATTTAAAGAAATTACACTAAAATATGGTGCCGATATTGATGGGCTAGTAACTGATTTGATTCAATACTTGAAGGATCAAACTTATTTGATTTCAACTACTAATTCTACTCCACGGAAAACACAAAGTTTAGAACGAGTATTTAATCGTGCATTAACTCAAGTTCTTTTTGGTGGTCGAGGACAAATTAAAGTAGTTGATTTACTTCTTAGCATCTTAACTGAAACAAATAGCTATGCTGCATACTTCTTTATGAAATATGGATTTGATAGGGCAACCGTCGTTACGATGTATCATCAACATTATGCCGAATCTGGCGGTAACAATTCTGCAATGAATGTACAAGCAGATGAAATTCTTGCTGAATATTGCACCAATCTAAATGAAATGGCTAAGGCTGGTGAAATTGATCCAATCATTGGGCGTGATGCTGAACTAACTGAAATGGCTCAGGTACTGGCTAAGCGTAACAAGGCCAATGTGTTACTAGTAGGTGATCCTGGTGTCGGTAAAACAGTTCTAGCTGAAGGTCTAGCTCGTAATATCGTTAATGGAGATGTACCAGAATATCTCAAAGACTATGTAGTCTATAATCTTGACATTGGATCACTATTGGCAGGATCTAAGTATCGTGGTGAATTTGAAGAGAAACTGAAAGATGTACTTAAGGCACTAACACTTAAAGGCAAAACTATTCTATTCATTGATGAAGCGCATCAAATGCGTGGTGCTGGTAGTGGGTCATCAAGTTCGGTTGATTTTAGCAATATGATTAAACCAGCGTTGACTCGCGGTAAAATCAAAGTAATTGCTAGTACTACTTGGGAAGAATATAGCCAAAGCTTTGAAAAAGATCGTGGACTTATGCGTAGGTTCTATCGTCTAACGGTAGATGAACCTACTTCAGTAGCAGCAAAAGAAATATTGCGTGGTATCAAAAAACATTTTGAGAAATTCCACGGTGGTATTATAAGTGACGAAGCAATTGATGCCGCAGTTGACTACAGTGTACGCTATCAAACTGATAAGAAACTACCTGACAAGGCGATTGACTTAATTGATACTGCTTGTGCTAAGCAAAAGATCATTCCTGAAAATATGGGAACATTTGTTATCAACAAAAGCCATATCGTAGAGGCTATCAGCAAGGTCACTAAGATTCCAGCAGATCAAATTGGGGCTGATGCACCAAACAGTTTGGTTAATCTTGAAGCTAATATTCGGCAAGGCCTATATGGACAGGACTCTGTAATCAATGATGTACTAGAGAAGATTTATGTCGCTAAGGCTGGCATCAAGACTCTAAATCGTCCTATTGGTAGTTTCTTGTTTTTAGGACCAACTGGAACTGGAAAAACTCAACTAGCAAAACTATTATCAGAAAACCTTAGCATGAAAATGATCAGGTTTGACATGAGTGAATACCAAGAGAAACACAGTGTAGCTAAACTCATTGGTGCTCCTCCAGGGTATGTTGGTTATGATGATGCTAATCTAGGTGGTGGATTACTGATTAGTGCATTGGAAAAGAATCCCAATGCCATTGTATTGTTTGATGAAATTGAAAAGGCACATCCTGATGTGTCCAATATCTTGTTACAATTCATGGACGAAGGATTTGTTACTGCTAGTAATGGTAAGCGAGCCGATGCCAGGAATTCTATCCTGGTAATGACTAGTAATCTTGGTGCTGCTGACAATGAACGCAATCAAATTGGATTCGGACAAGAATTGCAGCGTACTGGAGAAGATGACAAAGCGGTAAAAGACTTCTTCAAGCCTGAATTCCGCAATCGTATTGATGCTATTTGTAAATTCGGTCATCTGGATCGCATCAGCATGAAGAAAATTGTTGCAAAGTTCATAGTTGAGATCAATGATCTCTTAGCCGAGAAGCAACTTAAAATTCGTCTAAGTGAAGCTGCAGTTGATCATTTGTTACTTAAAGGGTTTGATCATAAAATGGGTGCAAGGCCACTAGCCAGAGCTATTAATGATCTTATTAAAGTTCCAGTTAGTAAGAAAATCTTGTTTGAGGGACTACCCAATAGTTCTGTTATTAATATTGATTGTGTTGACGAGAAATTAACCTTTGATACTATCACTTACAACTTAGCATTACCATTAGATACAACATTACCATTGGTGGATGAGCATGGCTTTATACGATTGGACTAAGTTCAACCCAGGAGTAAAACTGGTTTCTACAAAGAAGAAATTCTTTAACCAGTTTTATTACTCATTGAAATATCATGTACCGAAATGCAGAATTATTTGTTATTGGTCGGAAACTGATGCTGATACGCTACGCGAGAGAGTAGCATGGGCTAATGACAGCAACAATTATTTTTCCCCAAAAAATTCTAAGTATTCTGTTTGGTATAATTCCACACAAAATGCTAACTATGATCAATTAATAGATTTTGCAAAGTTACACGGAGACAAAAACCGTGGAGTCAAATTCAGACTTGAGGGTAGTTTTTTTACTATATATGCTAAGACTGAATCTGAATTATATGAAATAGCTAATAATCAATTACAAGAATGGGGCAATGATATCCTTCAAGTAACTAGATTACAAGATGATACAGCATTAGAAGTATTAGATGAAGGTAACATTTTAGTAAAGAAATCAAATGGATATGAATGGAAAGTTTTAATTAAAGAAGGGTTCTACAACTATCATGACAAAAATTCAGTTGCCAATTATTTAATTAGTCTTGGTGACCAAATAAAAATCTCAAACAATTTATTATACCGACTACAGACCGCGAGTAAATATCAACGAGGCGGATATTTTTATACTAATGATCCACGAATAGCAGACATTATTAAATTAATATCTCCAGGTCTAATAGGTACTATACACAAATTAGTTATTACACAACATCAATAAAGTTAAATCAATGGAAAACACTACACCTAATATTATCACAGCAATGCCAGAAAAACCTGAAATTTCATTACCAGGTAAAGATGCAACTTCAGTAGTTCAGCAAATTACAGATATAATGAAACAAAATAGTGCGGCTGCAGTTCAAGAAGAGGGGCCGCCAGTTGAACGAGTTCCTTATAACTTCAGCAAAACTCATTTACACATTGGAATTCCTTGTTATGGGGGAATGATGAGTGAACCAACAGTAACTAGTCTACTTAAATTTGTATTAATGGCCTCCAGGGCTGGATTAAACTGGAGTCTAGATACTATGGTAAATGAAAGTTTGATTACCAGAGGTAGAAACAATCTTATGGCTAAGATGATGACAAATACAGTAGCAACTCATTTTATGTTCATTGACGCCGATATTAGATTTGAAGCTGAATCAATTTTTCAAATGTTAGCTTATGAAAAAGAAGTGATTGGTGGGCTTTATCCTAAGAAATCAATTCCAACTAACTATGTAATCAACTTATTGCCCCAAACAAAAATTCAAGGTGATGTATTTACTGTTGATACAATGGGCACTGGATTCTTAATCTTTAGGCGTGATGTTTATGAAAAGCTATGTGCTGCATATCCACAAACAAAATATGTAGATGATGTTGGTTTGGGTAAGCAATATGAACCCACCATGTTTGCTATCTTTGATACTGAGATTGATGAAAAGGGACATTACTTATCAGAAGATTGGTTATTCTGTCGTAGGTGGCAGAAACTTGGTGGAGAGATTTGGGCACATTCTAAAACACTTCTAAATCATATTGGTCATTATGAATTCAGAGGTAACTTAGATCAAATGCCAGACTTTACACGATCTACACCTAAGTAATATAAATACTTATAGAATAGACTGATTATTCAGTCTATTTTTTTACCTTAACAATTATGAGAATAGAATTTACATTACCAGGGCGAGTAGGTGGAGTAACAGCAGGTACGTATCAGAAACATATACATACTAAGTTAAAACGGTGGGGAGTACAACATAATATCGTAGTACAAACTGCACGAACAATGAGATATTTTAGTGTAACTTTACCCACTGCTAGTGATTATACTTTGTTTATGTTATCGTGGGATAAAGGAGATGACTTCTCTGCACCAGTGCTAGTTCCTTAGACTGTCATAAATATGTTATGAGAAAGAAATACCATGTTTATAAGTGAATTATTTGAGGCAGCAGAACCTTCAAATGTATTAGTAATATACCCGGGTAGGTTTCACCCTTTTCACAAAGGGCATAAAGCAGTATATGATTATCTTGTAAGCCGTTACGGAAGAGATAATGTATTCATAACTACTAGTAATAAAGTTGAACCACCTCGTAGTCCGTTCACTTTCTCCGACAAGATTCAATTTATGAAATTGACTGGAGTTCCAGTAGATAGAATAGTAGAAACTCCTGAACCATATAAAGCTCAAGAATTAGTAAAAAATTATAATGCTAATACTACTAAATTGATTTTTGCAGTAAGTAAAAAGGATATGGCTGAAGATCCTCGCTTTTCCAAATGGACAAAGGAAGATGGACAACCAACATACTTTCAACCAATGCCTACTGATACTTCCCATATGACTAATTTAGATCAACATGGTTATATAATGACAGTACCTACATTTAATTTTACTGTATTGGGTCAACCAATGCGTAGTGCAACTGAAGTTAGATCACAGTTTGCAACTAGTGATGAAGACACTAAGAAGGCCCTAATTAAAGATTTATTTGGATCATATGATGAAGCCGTCTACAACATCATGACTCAAAAATTAACTGAAAGTGAGTATACAATAAAGGATTTTAAGTTAGCGGTATTTGAATCAATGCAAACTTACATGCGTTATGTTAAGTCTGTATCAAATACCGCGAAACGAACCCCACGTTACTACCCTTCACGATATGATTCACTATTATATGAATCATCAGATGATGCAATAGCACAAGCCAAGCAATTTAGTCAGAAATTTAAAAAGTTTGACCAGCGTGACCTAGTAAAAATTAAAGTAGGAAACTCTATTGCTGTATTAAGCACAACATTGGCAAGTGACTACAAAGAGATTGAACTAGACGGATTTGTTAAACCTAAAAAAATAAGTAAAGTTAATTTAGATATTTCAGGAAAAATTGACCATATTCAATTTGAAGATGGAAGTGTATTCCCTGAACGAGCAGAATTTACTACGGTGCATGGACAGAATATCACTAATACAATCTTTTTTACTGATGCTCATTCTGCTAGTAAATCATTTACTGGAATATGGATGCTTATTTCACACATGGAATCTCAAGGATGGACAGTTAATAATCAATTAACTGAAGATGCGGCTGGAGTAGGTGTCATTGCTAGTAAAAGTCAAAAGAATGATCCAAGATACAAGACAAGTTTGACGGTTGATGTTCATCCAGACACTGCAATTAAGAATATGAGAGCATTGAAGTTGGTTGATAGCAGAGCAAACAAATCTCGTTAAGTATAAATATATTATTAACACTATTGGTATACCACTATGAAGACAACTGATTTTATCACTGAAGCACATCACATTGTTGATTCCGCATCTGAAATGCATTTTGATCATGAGATTCAAATGGCAAGAGAAGAATGTTATCATGCAGCTTCAAACGCAATTGAATTACATAGAATGCTTAAAAAAGTAAGTGAGCAAAGAGGATTAGAAGCCTGGGCAACAGAGAAGATAACTCTTGCCAATGACTATTTGCGCACGGTCAAAGAATGGCTTGAATATGAAATGATGAGTGATGTTGAATCTCATTTACCAGATGATCACGTATTCAGTGAAGATGCAGGAAGTACTGGTAGCAGTTCAATTGCAACTAGTATGGGTGGTGGCAATGGATTTGCCAATGGTGGTCCTGGAACAATTGCACGTCCCAAGTTAACAAAAAAGAAGATTAAATAATGAAGTTTCTGAAAGAGGGATCTATGTCAGATGTATATTATACATTCCAAGACATTGCAAATAATCCTGACTATTCAGATGCTGATGCTATTGCCCAAATCAAGAATGTAATGATTCATCCTGGTGATGATTCCGAACAATTTGTAGCTAGAAAATTAAAATTGATGCATGATACCATAGCGAAGCATCCTTCTTATAAAAATGACCCAATGGGTGTATATGACGAGATGTTAGATATGATTCGTACTGAGTATCATGATGAAACATATGAAAGCAAAGAAATGAACCCAACTACGCAGACTTTTTCAGAAGACGATGACACGAATTCACTTGAGCGATGGAAAGCTGATGTAAGAAAACAATATCCACAGCAAGCTAGTCAGATTAAGTTTAAGGGTAAAGGATTTGGTGATAGTGTTGTTGCTGAAATTCCTGGAAAAGATCAAGCATTTGGAGAATTTAATATGAAAACAGGTGATGCCTGGGTTGCCCCAATGGATGAAGGTATGGTGGAGGCTGTTGAGGATAGAACAAGTTATCAAGTGGCTAAAATATTAGCCGACAAAGGTGTTAAGTATGCTCCTGAGTTAGAAGACAAGATAATTAACGCAATTGGTCTAGTCATGGTACAAGAACTAGGCATGGATAAGAAACTAGTAAGAAATATCATCGGTCGTGATGAGGATTTTCTTGCCGACACGTTAAGCGAACTACAGCATATGACAAAAGGTCTATCAGAAGGCTCAGACCAACAATTAGGTGTCCAACAACTTGCAGCTATCAGTGACGAAGCACTAGATAAAGCATACGGCTATGGTCGTAGCAGTCCGGGCAATACATTCGGATGGCAGGCAAACTTAAAATCAGCCGCT